TGGCAGTAATGTTCCTGATAAGTCTTCCACAGATCCAAGTGATCCAATGCACGGAGATCTTCCGTGGTGATTGTGCCTCTTGGAGCCTTCATAGCAAATGTGAAGACCGCTGTGTTATTAGGATTGATCACATCATCTTCGCAAGGAACGCCTTGATCCTTCATGAGATTGTAAATCGGGTCCTTCTTGTCAATGCGGATTCTACGGTAATAGTGTTCCGCATAGCGTGGGTGGAGACCCGATGCCGAATCGACCAAACACGAAGTCGTGCCCTCTGGCTTGATGCATGTGATGGACTTGCTTGGATTGATACCAAGCTTCTCTGCCCACTTCATGTTCGTTGCCGTTGCATGATCACGGAGGGTTTCCAGTAGACGCACCAACTTTGGTTTGCCCTCAAGACCACTGGTCAACTTGTTGTCGTATATTCCGGTCATGCTAACACCAAGCAGACGCTCCTCTTCGCAGTTCTTCTTCCACTCGGGACGAAGGTATGGGAAGTGAGTGAACGTCGATTGAACCGTACCGATGATGGTGGCGATCTCAATCTTCTTCTTCAAGGAAGCAGCGGTGTCATCAGGACGAACGACGACTGTTGAGAGATTGCAGAACTCAAATGGCTTGAGGATGATCTCCGAGCATGGATTTGTGCCGTACTCGCAGTTCTCATCTCGGCCCCACTTGGCTGCTTGCTCCTGCAATGCCTTGCGGTTAATCATACCACGCTCACCGCTATGACTGTTGTAGAGCGAAGTCCACTCCTCAAGGAACTGTCCCATCGGAGGACGACCACGGTAGACCGCAGAGTTGTTTGCGTAGGAACGGAAACCAGCCTGCTCCCACCATGCACCGCTCTTGCAGAGAGCCATCTCACGATCCGAAAGATCGCTGAGAGAGATCATGGCCGAGCGACGAACGCCACCGACAATGACGGCGTTGGCAATTGCACAGCAGATATCATGACACTCAAGAGCAGTAAGTCTGCGTCCCTGTGCGTTGTAAAACACCTTGACGATAAACTTGAACAGATTGTCAAGAGGAGCAGGACCACTTGCACGACCACCAAAGGTCTTAAGTCTAGCGCCAGCCGGACGAATCTTGGACAGATCCCACTTAACATGGCGACCTGCATACAGGTGATCCATCAGGAACTTGACTGCATTGCCCCAACCTTCCTTCGAGTCCTCAACAACATAAGTGATGTTGAAAGACTTTTCAATTTTGTTTGCAACCTGTGGAAGCTTGTCGGTGTACTGGTGCTCAACGGAGTAACCAACACCAGTGCCATTCATGAGAACAACAAAAAGTTCGGCAAATGAATCAAGGCTATCGATTGGCAAGTATGAGCAATTGTACAGGCAAGTGTTGTCGTGATCCAGAGCAGGTCCAGCAGTCATCAGACTGCGCATGGAAGGCAATACCTCAAGATTGAGAATTGCTTCCTTTACATCAGGACGTTCTGCGAGTTGCGGAACCTTAGCGGTAAAGTACTTCCACCAACGGTCAACGCATTCATCCCAGGATTCACGCCGATTGTAATCCGGCATCCAACGAGAGTAGCGAGAGATGAAAATAAACGATTGAAAAGGTGATAAAATTTCTGCCATATTTGAGACTCCTTTGGTGGGTGTCTTTATTTAGATGTTAGAGTTTGCCACGAAACCGGGAAAAGTGGAGCAATAAGTTGTCCGATTGCCTCGGCAAATTTTTGAATTTCCCATTGTGCGTGACTATCGATTCTCAGGTTATAAACGCGGGCAAATGCGTAGAGAGAACCAGTCCACACAAATTCCGTATAAGTTCCTTGTGGCAAGATTGAACGGGCTTGCTCGGGAGCAACACCATCTGCCAAAAGTTTATTGTAAAGATCAAGACACTCGTTGACGACACCTTGGTATTCCTGACGCAACTTAATGCACATATCCATATCTTCAATTGCACCGCTGCTTCCTTGCTTTGCACCATCAGTAGGTGCACCACGCCACATAGGAACATAGACTTCCGGTTCAAACGTGACATATCTGCGACTGACCTCGTTCATGACGAGACCAATCTGATGCTTGCCAAGTTGTGCACGAACAAAGATCGGGCACTTGATGCGCAAGCTGATCTGCGGATGGCAGAATGGAGTGAAGTGATTGTGCTTTGCAAGATACTTAATAAGCTTTGTATCTTTCTCTAGCAACTTTTTTTCTTGATATCCCGTCCAGTGGTGTTCTCCATCCCAATAACTTTCCTTGTTGAAGGAAACTCTTGCGGCGTTGACGACACTGAGATCCGATCCCATGTAGTCAACCAGATCAACATGGCCGTGATCCAAAACGAAATACTTAGTCTGAGCCATTTTTATGGATTGGATCTCTGTCATTTTCATCCTCATCATCGTCAACAAGTTCAACTTTAACACCGGGAATCTTTGTAAAATCCGCAGCATATTCTCTTGCACGTGCCCAAAGCTTTGGATCCATTTCCTTTACATATTCACCAAAGCGTTGAACAAATGTTAAATAAGCTTCGCTAGCCTTGAGGATATCTTCCTCTGAGATTTCTTCTTCATCCATTTTAAACCTTCTTCCAGTTAGTATATTTCATCTTAGCCTTAAGTCCAGAATAAACATTGTTGATAATAAGCTTGTAGGTTATTTCCAAACCGTAAGCCATTACCATGTCGTTTACATCCTTCTTATTGATTTCAGAAGGCCATATCACGACATTTCTTCCAGCATCAACGTACTTTCCAATGAGGTGGACTATCTCTGCATTTCTAGGCTCATTGTCGAATATGAACACCACATTCGATTTCTTGATCTTTTCTGGAAGTGTCTCAATCCATCCTGCACCTTGGAGCGCAACTCCGTTCGGCAGGAACATCGAATCAATCGGCCCTTCGGTTACATATACCGTTGAGCGGGGATCTACTTTATCTAGGTTATACCAAAGACGCTCGCAACCTTGTTGTTTGAGCGTGATATAGCGGATTGCATTCTCGCTGAACGCCCGTCCCTGTACGCCCAAAAGCTCTCCGCTTTCGTCGTAGAAGGGAATGACGAGCCGTTCCTCCGTCTTGCCATCCCGATCAAAGGATCGCATGATCTTGCCAAAATCAGCAGTGTAATAAAAGTTGCTGTACTTTTCTTTCGGAATAAATCTAGACTGAACATATTTTACCGCCTTGTGGTCTGCGTTGAGCAGGTCCAGTCGTGTCCCGAGTTCTGTAAACACAGGCTGACGCTTCTCGGGCTTGGCTTCTTCCTCCAAGACTGGATTTTTTTCTTTGTAAACTTCGAATGCGTATTCCTTGCAGAGAGATGGGCTGACACTTTCAAGTACAGAATATAGATTGCAAGCAACGCCGCAATTGTGACATTTGTATACATAATTTCCTTTGTGCTCGAAGAAGTATCCCCTTGTCTTGGACTTGTTCTTCTGCGAGTCGCCACACTTGAAACATCTGCAGGTGGCTAAAGTATCCTTCTTCCACTTAAACTTCTCAAGTGAACCTGACAGAAGATTTACATACTTCTTGTCAATGTATAGCATTATTTAGCTCCTTCGAAGGTCCAGTTGATGGCCTTGTTCTTCTTCTTTCCGAACTGTGGGTTGAATGCCTGACCATCCGAACCTGATCCAAATGCTTCCTCATCGGTATTGTTTGCGTTGATAAGGTTGTTGTTTGTATTGTCAACATCGAAGAACTTCATCTTGGACTTGTTGACTCCGACCAAAAACTTTCTGTTCTTAGTGAGATCATTGCCACGGTTCTTCAACTGCTTGACCATCAAATGCCCGCCTTCAGCAAGTTCTTCATTTTCAATGAGAGCGAAGAAGAAGTCTGCAGTCTGGGGCAAGCCAAAGCTTTCGGAGGTATCGGTCATCTCCATGTCGCTACTCTTCGCACCCTCGCGGTTTACCTGAGTAGCTGTCCACAGTGGAACGTTGAACTGCTTGGCAAGACCACGAAGCTCTTCTGCAATACCCTTGACGTAGGTGTAGCTGTTCATGCCGTTGCCCAACTTGAAACGGGCACATGAGCAGATGTTCAGATAGTCAACAAAGATTACATCTGGAGTAAACTTCTTTTTGATCTTCAACTCTTCCATCAAGTTGCGGAAGTGGGTGACGTTTGCTGCTGCCGTGGGATACTCCTTGATGATGAGCTTTCCACGGCATGTCTTCTTTAAATTTTCAACCTTGCTCTCGTACTTGGTAAGAGGCATCTGCTCAAGGACATGCATCTCGGTATCAAGCAAATTTGCATCAATACGCTTTGCAATTTCCTCTTCAGCCATCTCAAGGGTGATGTAAAGAACATTCAGATTCTGTGAAAGACATGCTGCTGCATGGTGGCAGAGGAATGCACTCTTACCAACACCGGACGCTGCCATGACGACATTCAAGGTCTTTTTGCGGGTTCCGCCACGGGTAATGAGATTAAACATCTCCAAGTCAAATGGAACCTTCTCTTCCACTCTGTGGTAATACTCATACCGCTCGTCAACGTCTTCTAGGAAGTCGTGGCCGACTCGGGTATCAAAAGACACGGACAGTGCCTTGGACATGATCTCGGGAATAGCATTCTGAGTCTGTTCCTTGTCCTTGCCTTCAATGATACCAATCGAAGCCATGATACCGTTATAGATGGCCTTTTCCTTGCAGAACTTTTCAGTGTTCTCAACGAGCCAAATGGTATCGGACTTCTCTCCCTCCTTGTACATTTCATCAGAGATAGAAACGCACTTCTTGAATTCAACCTCGCCAAGGCCCTTCTCATTCTCCAGAGAGATAAGAATGGCATCCTTGGTGGGAATATTGTTATACTTCAGGATAAACTTGCTGACAATGTTGAACACCGTCTTCTCGGCTTTATCGTGGAAGTACTCTTCCTGAAGGAACGGAACGACCTTTCTTGCGTACTCTTCATTGAGCACCAAGTTCTTTAGAATGACTGTTTCCATATTTTTATCTTATCACAGAGTATAAACAAGTCCACCATTAATCCTGGTGAACATCATCCTCAAGATCAGAAGGTTCCTTTTGTGTTATTTCCATTGCATTTTTTTCAACAATGTCCACAAATATCTCACCAACAGTTTGAGTAAAATTTGCATCCTGTTGGTTGAACCCTTCGGGGCCTTCGACCATTGTAATATCCATATTAACCTTTAGGTTTTCGCCTTCGACTTCTTCCAATGAAATCTTTCCGTACTTGTAAACAATACCCGCAAACTGCCCTTCCATGATACGGATAGGGCAGGTGTCATGACCGACCATCATTTCATCTATAAACTTATATTCAGGTACCTTGGCCATACTTAAAGTCCTTTTGAATCTCTTCGTCCAACTTAGTTAGGATATCTTTAGTAAAATACTTTTCTGGCTCTTCATCGATGTTCTTCTCGAACGCCTTGGTTCCATCCGGCAATTCGATGCGAGTCGATACCTTCTTGAAGATATTGTACTTCAGTGCAAGGTCCGTTAAACCATAATATCTGCTAAGACCCGAGGTATAGTTCAGGCGTGTCTCAACATTCATGTTTTCCTTCACGAAACGGTTCTTGTAGTTGGTGCATTTGATGAAGTTTCCGACAACACCTTCCTCGGTCTTGTCCTTGCTCTTGGAAAGAGTGAGAATGTTGCTTGCCGCATACTTTAGGCCAATACCACCACCAAGTTCCTTTGTTGGGACGTATGCACCAATGACCTGATATGTGTGATTGGTGAGAAGCATTGGAATCTTTGCCTTGCCGAGCTTCAGAGTGAGAACCCGGAAGGTTGCCTTAGTCTGCTGCGCCTTGGTCATGTCGCGGACATTCTTGCCCTCTGCAGAATCGTTCATTTCCTTCTCGGTAGACAACATACCGAGAGAATCCAAAATCATGAACACTGGCTTTCGATCTTCTTCAGGCTGCTCTAAAATGTCATTGACGATCTTGAGAGCCTGTGTCTTGAACTCTTCGATGGTTGCAACAGGAATTACGGCTACTCGCTCAGGGTCAACACCACGGGCAGTGAACATGTCCGATGTCACTGCCTGCTCGGTGTCAAAGTAGACGACTACGCCGTCTTTGTGATCCTTGAGGAACTGGCCTGCAATACCAATTGCATAGAAGGTCTTGCCAGTCGCAGGATCTCCCGCCAAGCAGGAGATCTTGTTGTTTGGCAGACCACCAAAGATCGAACCTGACAGCAATGCATTCAATGCGTATGAGCCGGTATCAATAAACCCGGTAACGTCAGCACCATCGATGCCGTCAGATACTAGGGTTGCGTCAGGATTGTTTATTTTGCTTATCAGTGTTTTTAGATACTTCGACATTTTTTTCTTTCTTTTCCATGAGCCTATAGGCTTCATCTGTTTGATATTCTGCCATCGAAAGATGGTCTTGCAAGGAATGCACGATATGCATGATCCTGTCCCTGACCGACATCAGCTTGTCAAAGACACCCATTGTCGGTCCCGTAAACCAATCTTCATTTTTTTTCTGTAGAGTACCGTAATACTCAGAGAGGGTTTGGTGCTCCATGAGCAGCATATGTACGGGCATGCCTGCAATACGATCCTTCAACTCTTGCAACGATTCCTGTGGAATTTGGTCGTATTGATTATAACGGATTAGTTTGCTGTTCTTTCTAACTTTTTTCTTTGCCATAGGATTACTCGTCAAACCAACGGGGATCAATGAGAGAAACGAGGAGCATGCAGCAACCAAGTTCCCATCCACCAAGAGTGAATGCAACTAGGGTAACGGCACCCATCAGCAAACGCTGAAGATGTTCAAAGTACTCGGACATCTTAAAATTGCGCTTGAGAGAATCCTTGATAAAATTAATAAGCTTTTTGATCATTTTGTTTTCACCTTTCTTACAGTAATTATAGCACCTGCATAGTTGTCTGCAACTACGGATTCATCAATTTCTATGTTTTCGATTATTACATTATTGCCAGTGTCAAGAAATCTATCGCCAACCATAAGGCATGGGCCACCTTCAAAATCAAATAACCCATCGCCATGGCGAGTATACAAAGACCTACCTTCGATTCTGTAACGTCCGTCTTCAAGAAGCGTGATAATTCGTTCATCACCATATCTAGATTTAAGTTTCTTCACCATTTCTTAACACTCCTGATTAACTGCTTTAAGCAATTCTATTTCTTCTTTTAAATCTTTTAGTTCTTCTTTGAGTTGAATAATCAGTGCATTTTGCCTATCAATTTCTTTTTTTTGTTCTTTAATTACACTATTATCCGCAACATTTATTTGATTAAATAAATGTTTATCAAAAATGTATTCACCATCTACAAAATTAGATTTTTTTAAATTATAATTTTTATATTTTGCAGCCCTATTTTTCATTTGAACAATATATCTCATCCAAAAAAGGATTCAAGTGTGACTTGCTGATTTATCGACCACCCGATAGCCTGAAGAACGTTGTCAAGCGGTTCACCAAAAGTCTTGTCAAACTGCTTCTTTCGGTCAATGTACTTTTCCAACTGAAACTGCTCTGGTGGCTTACCGATGAAACCGATGACTGCATCTCGTCCCCCCAATCCGTAAGGATTGGGTACCTTGACAAAGACAAACTTCATCTTGTCGTTCTCCTTGATGGCAGGAATGTCCTTGTCAAGTTTTAGTTTTTTGACATATGCATTGTGAAGCAATGCTGCCTTGGTTGCAATCGGAGTTCCTGACTTGTAGATGTCGGATACATCAACGTACTTTCCCATACCCTTGACTCCGCGAGGAGACGCAACATCTTCGATGGGCAGATTCATAAATGCATCATAGAATTCATCGACGTATGCGCGAAGCTCCTCGGGAGTCTTGGTCAGAATGATCTTGATGCAGTCCTTAAGTTTAGAACGCACGACTGCGGGAGTGCTGCTTCTTGCAGTCTCAAGACCCATAATCTTGAGTTTTGGATCAGCAAAACGAACACCCTCAAGATCTTGCATGAGGAGTGCATATCGCTTCTTGGCAATAAACATTCCAGCAGAGGCAATCGCCTCACGCTTGAAGAAGATCTTGTTCTCAGGGCAACCAAGAGTGGACGCCAATAGTTCCATTTCCTTCTTGAACTGCGGTTGAATCTTGTGCTCACAGACTTCATGAATGAATTGCGTAACGTCTGTAATTTCTGTCTTTGCAGAAACCTTCTCCACAACGGCATTCAGGTTCAGATACACCGAGTCAGTATCTACCGCCAACACATAGTCCTTGTCATCCTTTGTAAGGTGCTGAATATAGTCGTTCATAGCCATCTCTGCCTTGCGAATGATTACCTGACCAGTAACGGTCACGGCGGTAGCAAGTTCTGGAGATGAGTAGACGAAGGCAGGATTTCCAAGGCAACCGTAGAGGCTGTTTGCAAGAATCTTCTTGACTGACTGGCGGATCTTCAGTGCTGCGATACGAGGAAGCAGATCCTTGTTCTTTGTCTTCTCGTATTCCTTCTCCAACTCAATCATCTTGTTCTTTGCTTCCTTTCGCTGATTGAAAGTCCTTTCGATCAGAATGGGAATGAACCCCTTGAGTTGAGTGGTAAAGGCGGACCCATTGCAAGCAAGCGAACTCTTGTTGGCGATTGCTTCCTTGACCAAATCGGGGATATCTTTTCTCTGGCTTCGAAGAAAGTCATCTGCATTCAAAGACGAATCCTTGTGTACACAAGTCTCAGGTGAGATGTTCCACTGCATGATGATGCTGGGATACAGACTGGTCGCATCGAAGCTTACAACATTTTTGTATAGACCCGGAGTAACTTCCTTAACATATGCCCCTACAAACTGATCATCCTTTGCGTAACTGCGCTTCAATGGCGGTACAATATTTTTTTGTGCAAGATAGTCGCAACAAATGGTCTCCCAGATGCGAGTGGCAAAGAAAACCGTATCGTAGGTGATCTTTGCCTCGTATGCAATAGACACTGCCAAGTCAATCAATTTGAGCTTATCGTCAAGTCGCTCAACCAGGATAGCGTCTTGGACGTTATACTCCGCAAACTTTTGAAAGTTCTGGCGATAAAACTCACGCATCGATCCATATTCGCTGTAATCCAGTTTCTGTGCATCGAGTTCCACCTTTGCTATGTTTTGGAGGGCGTAACTTTCCTGACTGGTCCCAGAAAACTTTTTATATAGATCCATGTAATCCAAGATAGTGTAGCCGGGGAACTCATAGATCTTGTAATTCTTGCCACCGATGTCCGTTTCACGCATCTTGAGGAAGCCGAACGGAAGCCAACTCTGTATTTCCTTCTCCTCGAAGTAAAGCAGTGCCCTACCCATTATGTAGGGAATATCGAACAACTTGATATTCCATCCGGTAAGGATGTCTGCTCCCTCTTTGGCAAGGATATCGAAGGTCTTTTTGAGAAGTTCCTTCTCGTTGGCTACCATGTGCACTTTACAGTCTGGCAGCGTAATTGGAGTAAAACTGATGACATGTGTCACACCGGAGATACGAATACTCATCAGGTTTACTCTCTCGTTAGGAGAATCTAGATCCGGAAATCCGTTTTCGGATTCACATTCCAAGTCTAGGTATGCTACCTTGATCTGGGAAAGATCGTATTCCACCTCAGACGGATAAGTCTCCATGAGGTATTGAGTAATGAAATCAGTGTTGCCATAGATCGGACAATCCTCAAGTTCTCTGTACTGATCAATAAACTCCCTGCAGTCGTAAAGCGTATCGAAGACCATTCGCTTTACCTTAACCCCGTTAAGAGTCCGGTACTTGGAATCCTTCTCCGAACGAATGTACATGGATGGCTTAAACACAATGGAGTCGGTAAACCGTTCTCCATTGCGATAGCCACGAACCAGTACTTTGTTGCCCTTTAGGGCGCAGGCAGTATAAAATTTCATTAAATCTTCCGATTGTTTTTATCAGCCAACAAACCGTGCAATAGTATCATATAATTAATAACGTCCAAGATACTATCTTCTACGGTTTCGTTGCTGACCTTCAATTCACCCTTCTTCAGGAAGGTGGAAATGCGGGACACCTTGTCCACAACCCGGAGCATAAGACCCTCCTCGGCTGTAGCAAAACCCAGTATCTCCCCGCGCTTAAAATTTGCAAAAGGATCGGTTCCTGATGCATAATCTGCGGATTTGTGACGCATTATAACTAATGCCCGGGTGCAAATTTCTTGATGTAAAGCAAATAATTCGTCTCTAGTCATGCAGACATTATACA